GATACTTTGCCATTGCCTACCCCCTACGCCACATAACCGGCTTTATACGCCTTGTTTTTCCACAACTGCTTGCCCGCGCAAATCTCCACCACAATGCCGCCGGTGGTGAACGCCGCGCCCTTGGTCGTTATCTGCGCGGCAAAATAGCAAGGGCCGACATTGTTGGCAGGGCCCTTATAAGCCCCGGTCGGCGGGATCGCCAAAAAGTGATCCTGCCCGCTGCTATAATTCAGCGGGTAATTGGTGCCGTCTTGGCAATGGCCTGTCGCCACAATCATCGAGGCTGCCGACGATACCGCAACCGTACCGGTGCCGGCATTGCTGGTCAGGAAAAGGTCAATCTGGAAGTCCGTCAACGTGCCCAAATTGTTCACCCCGTTGCCGTTGCTGTCATTGGCAAACGTCCAATGCAAGTACAAGTCCTGAGCGCCGCCCCAGTCAACCGCCGGATTGTTGACAACAAGGCCGGATGGCACACTGTTGGTGACCAAAAAAGGCAGCAGCATCGCCGTGCCCGCCGTGGTCGGAAAAGACAAGAACGAAGCCGGCGCAATGACACCGTTGGCGTTAATCGTCCCCGCCATTAATAAACCCGCATCAGCTAACATAATCGCCCCCTTAGGAAGTTGAAGTCACTTGACTTTCAGTGTTTAAAACCTGGTCGACTTCCCGGATGGGGATGCCGTCAAAGTACAGCCAGCGTCTGTTCTCGCCAAACTGGTTTTGTGCCACGTCGATGGACAAGGCGTTTTGCGAAGCCTTGCGCGCCTGTTTCTTCAGCTCGGCAAACACCGTCTTGTTGCAATAGAACGCATATTTCACATTGCCGTTCTTGGGCGGCTTGATGGTCATGTCGCTCATCATGTCAATCAGGTTGGCGACAATCCGCTGGCTGTTGGCGGTGTTCACCGCAATATTGGCAATGCGCCCCACATACCGCCAATCCTTGATGGCCAAACCCGCCAGCCACTTGAATTCGGTCTTGTAGGCCATAAACAAATTGTTGTTGTTGTCGAAAGCCTGCTGCAAACCGTGGTCATAAATCTGCAAACCGCCCGCCGTGCCTTTCGGGTACGGGCAAAACACCGTATTGTCAGACCAGCCCACCATCCAAATGGACGTATTGGACGCCGCGCCCGTTCCGCCCGCGTCAATGATGTTCTGCGCCGCGTTGTTGCCGCTGCCGTTGTTGCCATAGGCCAAAGCAAAGCCCGGGAACTGGTTCTTATTGTTGGCGGGGCTGCCGTAAAACAGCTGGTAAGCCAAATTCTGGTTCAGCGCCTCAATAAAGCCCTTGTCATTTTGGAAACGGATGCCCGCCTCGTCACCGCCCAACTCCACTTCGTCACGGTCAACCTGAGACCAGGCGCTGTACAGCGAATAACTGACATCCAAATTATCAAACTGGCTGGCGGAAATCGGCGTACCCGCGTTGAACGTGCGCGTGTACACCGAAGGCAAACCCGTCTGCACCGCCAAGCGGTGCGAGAACGGGCCATTGCCCGGCATAAAGATGACATCCTCCAGAATCTCATTGTTTTGCGACAGCAAATCCGCCGCTATCTGCACACTCCCATCCGGAGCGAGCAATTTTGCAACCTGCGACAGGGACAAGCCCAGCGAGGTCGATTGAACTGTTGCCATAAATTACCCCTTAATCATTTGCCGTAAAACTTGTCTGCCGGGCGGCGTGTGTCAGCCCCCGGCCCGTTGCCCACCACCAGCTTGCCTTCCGACAGCTGCTGGCCTATCCTAAAAAACGCCTTGACCATCTCAGGGTGTGACCCAATGCCGCTCTTATCAAAAAACCGTTTCAGCTCGGGCGTGGCGAAAGCATTCATCGCCTTGGCCGCCACGCCCACGTTCTCATCAAACTTTGCCCCGCCAAATTCAGGGTCAGCCGCCAGTTGCGCCTGCCACTTTTGCGACTGTTCCTCCAACAACTTGGGGCGCGTGAACTGTTCCGCCGCCACGCTGTCCGGCCCGCTGTTGAAGGCCTCCAGATAAGCCGACTGTTCAGCGGTTTGGGCTTGTGCCACCTGCGCCATAATGGTTTGGCTTTGCTTGACCCCCAGATCAATGAACGCTTGCGCCTGTTCTTGGCTTAGCTTGTAATCTTTAGCAAAGCCCTTGAACTGCCCCAATATCTCATCATTGAAAGTCATGCCTTCCGGGGCAATGAAATCCGTGTAGGTGATTTCTTCCGGTGTGGCGGCCGCTTCCGGTGTGGTGGGCGTTTCCGCTGGCGCGGTGGGGTCAACCACCGGCGCATTCCCGGCAACCGGGTCAACCGCGCCCGCAACCGGATCAACCGCGCCGACCGGCGCAGCCGCATCAATCATTTCTGCCATTTTCTATCTCCCATTCCAAAATTTCCGCATCCGCCGCCGCTTCAGACAGCATCTGCACCTTCAAATGATTGCAATCGCCGAACAGCCCATCAACAAACCGCCCCACCTCATGCTTGCCGCAGCGCCGCGCCATCTCCAAAGCGTCCGGGCTAAACGCCGCCAAACCCGTTTCACACACCAACAACAACCGCGCCAAAAACCGCCGCCCTTCCGCCGTGCCAGCCACCGCCTTAAAATCCAGCCGGTCACGCGCCGCCAACTTTTGCGCCGCCGCCGCCAAACGCTGTTCGTGACCGTCCATCAGTTGCTGCTCAACATCAAGTGCCATAAGCCCGCCACGGTTGTGATGAACTGGCACACCTTCGATGCCTGCCCGCCCGTTGGCGCCCCCAGCGAGTACGCCACACCCGCGCCCAAGGCTTCAATCGCATCCGTGCCGTACGGGTAAACTTTCAGCGCATTGGTGGCCTGTGCGTTCAGCACCGTGATGGTCAAAGAACTCGCCGCCCTCAGGTTGGCCGTGTTGGGCAAAATCACCCCGCTGCCCGCCGCCACCGTCGTCACCCGGTTCATCAACCGGATTAGCGGCGTTGCCGTGCCTTGCGTCGTGCCGGCCGCCGCCATGCCGTTGGCGCTGCTTTGCGTGGGCAGGTTGCCTAAAAACCCCGCACCGACCAGCTCACATTCCCAGTTGCCCGCCGACGAACAGACAATCGTCAGGAACGAGCTGGGCATCTGCACGATATAACCGCCCGCACTGCCAAAATTGATGGCGTCAGTGCCGCCCGCAAAAACAGCACACTCCTGTGCGCCGTCGTTATAGATGTTCAGCGTCATGCCCGGGAGGGCTTGCGGCAACTGCACCGCATCCCCCGCACTGGCACAAGTCACAATCCGGTTCACCTCATTGTTCAAAATGGGCAGGTTGCCCACATTGATGTAGTTCGCCCCCGGCTGCGCGGTGTACTGCCCCCAGCTTTCAAGCTCAATTTCGCCGTTCAGCAACAAAATCTTGGTGGGTACGTTAACGTTGCTCATAAAACCCTCTGAAAATTAATATAAGGCCAGCAAACTGCTGGCGGTCGCCGCCGTCACAATGCTGGACTGGATAGGAAAAGGGCCCACCGGCAAGTTAGGGATAGTCACGGTTGTCCCCATTTTTGTAGTCAGCGTGACATTGCCCGTGACCCCCACGTAAATGCCCCGCGCCATGCCGTTAGGGTAGGCCGTGCCTACCGTTATGGGCTGGGCGTCAACCCAAGGGGCCGCATCCCCCGCCGACAAAAAAGGCCGTTCATTCGCCATTACTGCACTCCTAGATGTTTAGCCAAAACCCCGCCCACCGTGCCGTTGCCCGTGGGTATGTTGCCCAGCTTTGCCGCCGCGTCCGCACCTGCCTGCAGTTGCTCTTGCTGTTGCTGCCGCTGCATCGCCGCTTGCCGCTGCTGCCGGACAACCGCCACCTGGTCACTCGCCAACAGGCAATCCGGCGGCACATCCAAATCGTCGGCATAACGGTTCACCAGCTTGTCAACGTCTACATTGTCAAGGGCTTGCGGGTTCAATTGCGCCACTTCGCCCAGCACCGTCACAAACCTGTCCATGCCCGCCAAACCTGCTTGCTGCTGCGCCTGCACCAGAATCGACTTGTAATCCACCTGCAACGACTGCCCTTGCAGCTCCTGCGGCGGCATCGGCAACAGCTTGGCCTCCAGCAATTTGCCAAAAGTGATCTCAATCAGCGGCCCGCACAGCTCATGCGTCAGACGTTCCACCACCGGCCCAAGCATCAGCATCTTTTCCTGCTGCCGCATCATCACCTCCGTGGCGGTCATTTGCCCCGCCTCAAACTGCGACAGCATCATGAACAGGTCTTTGAACAGCGCCGAGTTAATGCGCCCGACAATCTCCTGCTTGACCTCCTGCCAGCCCTTAGGGTCTATGCGCATGTCATAAGCCGTCTTCAGCAGCTCCCCTTGGTTCATCATGGCTGAGCCGTAGAAACTAATGCCGCCCGGTTTAAGATTGTTCAGGCGGTTTTTCAGGCTTTCGTGCGCCATCAGCGGCGGACGTGCCAAATAATCAAACGCATTGCCCAAGTTATATTCATAACTCTGCAACGCCTTACTGTCGCCCAACGCATCCATCGCCGGGCTTCTGCCGTAAATGTCCCGCCCCACCACCTCCCAGCGCGGCGCCAACACCGGAAACAGCTTAAAACCCTCTTCACGCAACGGCGCTTCAGACTGCAGACCCCATTCCCAGTACACGCCACGGAACGGCATATTGAGCTTGTCACGCTGGGTGATGTCACGGTCGGCGCGCGGCTCAATCACATGGCCAATGTCTATCCACGTATCCAGCGACTTGTTTTTGAACAGCGCTTGGGTGCGGGTGCTGCACGCCTCCAGGCCAAACTCCTTAACGACTTGGGACACCTGCATTTGAAAATGGCGGTACAAGGTGCAGACCTGCCCCTGCCAGTCCGTCGCCAACTGGTACTCACCGGCGGTGAAATTGTAGACATTGATGACGTTCTTAAAACTGTCGGTCACCAAAGCGCAAGACGTGCCAAACCCTGCCAGCTCTAGGTAGTTGGCATGGAGTTGGTTGTACAGGTTGCTTTGGCTGAACACACTCTCAATCATGCGTGTCACTTGCGCCAGCCACACCTTGACCGGCTGGAAATCCGCCAAATCCTTATCAGGCACGGACAAACTGAACCAAGGGCGTGACGGCGGGGTCATGCCGCTGAGCATACCCGCCGCCAAACCCTTAACGGCCAGCGTGGGCGTGTTGTTGTAAATGCGGTGCGTCTTGTCCTGCCCCTTGTTGCGGTCAGTGGCAAAATAACGCATGTTGTACGGGATCATGAATTGGGAAATATCCCAATACTGCGCCAGCCAACTGGCTTGCTCGCTCCTCAGCGCGGTGGCCCGGCGCTCAAGGTCAGGGATGTCCATGCGGCCGTCCACTACGCGCCCAACACCGACTTGGAACCCAGTTGGCTAGTGCCTACCGGTGCGCCCATGCCGCCCGTCAACAGGGTCGAGCCAAATTGCTGCGCGGAACTGGCCGCCGTGGTCGAACGCACCGCCGCCGGGGTCGGCGCACTGGCCAACTGGGGCGGGGGTGGCGGCGGCGGCGGCGGTGGAGGTGAAGCGCCCATGCACATAAATTACCCGTCATAAAATCAGTAATTCATGATAACCCCGTTTAATGGTGGACATGGTGGACATGGTGGACAGCCTCACAAAGGCACACACCGCCAGGCCGTGCCGTTGACAATCTTCTCAATCGTCGACTTCGACACCCCAAAAGCCTCCGCCAGCGACCGGTACGACTCGCCGAACTCCTTCGCCCTATACCTGATCGCCTCCACATCCATTTGCCTAAGCTTGGCCCCCTTGTGCGCCTCGCCCGCTATCGCCACGCCACTCACCAAATCCCGCGCTCGCCAAACGGCGACGGCGCATACTGGTCACCACGGCTGCCCGATGGCCTGCCGCCTTGCTTCTGCACCGGGAACGCAAACGTAAGGGCCAACGCATCCGCCCTGTCCGGTGACCGGCCAATCCTATCCTTGACCTCGTCCTTATCGCACAAGCGGAACTTATCCCCCTGAAAAGTGTAAGTTTGCGCGCACAACTCCTCATGCAAAAGCTTGTCATCCGGCAACTTGCCGCCCGACTTCACCCAATTGGACAACTCAAAATACATTTCAGAGCGTTTATTAAAATAACGCGGGTCAGTCGGCTTGCCGCCAAACTGGATGCCAATCGGGCTATGGTGCATCTGCCGCAGCGCGTCCACCACACCCGCGCCATAACCGCCCGACTCATCGACAAAACAGGCATCGGCATTGTGTTCAGAGACAGACAAGGCCACTTGCGCCGCCACCAGCATCGTGTCCGGTATCTTCATCACCCGGATAGGCCAAGCGTACATGCCCTGCCGCCGGGCAATGGCGCTCGAGTCATCCCCCTGCCGTGCCACATCCACACCCAAAATAACCGCCGCATAGTCCTGGGAACCCAGCGGGAATTCACGCGCCGCAGACGCCTCGCACTGATCCGGCCCGAACAGCGCATTGGCGGACGTGGACGGGAATTGCCCGCGCACCCGCACCCTAAAAAAATCATGGTCTTCATCATTGCCGCAATCCACCAAGAATTTACCGATCTCAACCTTGTTGGTGATCTTCACCGTGCGGCTGTCAATCTGCCGCGTCACCCAGCGGTGGCGGTACTTGCCAAAACACTCCCTGAACCGCCCCGTGGTTTGTGTCGGGTTGCCGAAACAGCACCACACAATCTCAGTGTCCGAGTCCGTCAACGCCCCCTGGGAAACCTCCCAGATCACATCCGGGATGGCGCTCGCCTCATCAAAAACCAACAAAATCCGCTTGCCAAGATTGTGCAACCCGGCGAACGCCTCAGTGTTCTTTTCCGACCAAGGCTGCATATCAACCCGCCACGTCTTCTCATGCTTGGGGTCTTTGGCAAACAACGCCGTTGCCGTCAGCTTAAACCAATCCCCAGTGATGCACAGCCGATGCCACTTCGCCAGCTCCGACCAGGTCTTGGTCTTAAGCTGGTTCTCCGTGTTGGCCGTCACCACCCCCTTGCAATCCTCAAACGTCGCCATCGCCCACTCAATCAGCCACGCCACCAGCGCCGACTTGCCAATCCCATGGCCCGAGGCAATGGCGATCTGGATCGCCTCCGTGGCAGACATGCCCGCCTTCAGCCTATCCCCGATCACCGACAAAATGTCCCGCTGCCACGGGTCAGGGCCGTCCGGAAAATTGACCAGCGCGCCCACCCCCCAATCAAACGCAAACAGCACAAACCCCAGCGGGTCATGCGTGAAAGCGGCCACCTGGCTTATCAGCTCGTTTTCCAACTCAGCCGCCGACTTTGGCACGCTCCCTCGCCCGTTGCAACCGCTCAGAAAGCGCGTCAACCATCTCAACCTCAACCTTATCCACAAACATCTTCAAATGCCGCCCCTGCAGCTCGCACGCCTTCAAAGCCGCCGCATGGTTCACCATGCCGCCCCCCGCCTCCTGCATCGCGTCCTGCTTGATCCGCTCGATATCCGCAAGCACCTTGTCGGCCGTAATTTGGGTGCGCTCCGACCGCCGAACCAGCGCCGCCTGCACCGCCGCCGCCACATCAGGTTTTGTCAAGTTCTCAGAACCGGTGCGGTTCGCCGTCCTGGCGGAATAGCCCGCCCTGATCGCCGCTTGGGTGGCGTTCAAATCCACCAGATACTCATCGACAAACCGCGCTTGCCGTGCGGTCAGTTTCACAGCCACAAAAACCCCCTTCTCCGGCCAAACCGTGCGCCTATCGGCATTGCATAAACATGGCGCCAGCCTACCACACCCCCCGTCAAAGCAAGTGCACCGCCCCGTTGGCATTTCGTGCGCGCCGCTCGAACCGGCAAATGCGCCCGACCGTCACCTTGCTGATGCCAAACTTCCCCGCGATTTCCGCATATGTCACCCCCAGCGCCGCCAGTGTGCGGATAAGCCCCACATCGTTGTCCGTCAGCTTTGCGCGCGGGTGCGCCTCCCCCACACGTTGCATGCAACCCCCGACAATCACCATGGCGTTAGCCCCCAATCTGCATAGGAAACGGATTTAAACTTTTATGTAAAAACGTTGTAACGGTCGTAGAGGTCGTAGAGGTCGTGGAATGTGCGCACGTTTAAAAAAACCTCTACGACCTTCACGACCTTCACAAAAAAGCGTAGACACCGTAGACAACAAATTAAATTTCAAAAAAAACCAAAAGCTTAAGCTGTCACCGCTAAACTTTTGGTGTTCACGTTTGAAACTCGTCTACGACCTTCTACGACCTCTACACTTATTTCCTATATATACTAAAATCAACCTATACATTGCGCGCGCGTAGTTAGGTAAAAGGTCGTAGAGGTCGTAGAGATTCCATGCAGCCTTACAGCCACGTGGCCTACAGACTCTACGACCTTAATGCCGAGGTCGTAGAGAGGTCGTAGAGGTCGTAGAGTTTTTTAATCATTTCCGCCAAACACGCACAGAATGCGTGCCAATTTTTGTAACGCTTAAGCAATAACCCAATTTCTTCATCACCTTCGCAATCTGCATCTCATCACCGCGCTTCTTAAAACGGGCTTCGATCTTCAAACACTGGCTGGCGATGTCCGCCGTCTGCAGCAACAAACGCTCGCGCGGTGCCTCGCCGGTGAGCAAATCCGGCTCGTCCAGCCAGCGCTCGATCTCCTCCTGCCACTGCTCGGAAACCATATGCGCCTCGTGCATCCCCGCCGCCAACCGCTCCGCATCCTGCCAGCACACCCCGTGTTCCAAAAACAGCAGGCGGCCTTCCGCCCACAACTGCAGGCGGTCACGGGCCACCGCAGCCACATCCACCACCCCCGTCCGGATAGGGCACCAGCGCCGGTTGCCCGTCTCGTCAGCCAAAAACTGCTCCTGGTTGGTGGTGCCCACAAACACATTGCGCCGCGCATAAGACGTGGCGAACTCGCGGTACTTCGGCACCCACTTCTCATGGGTGCGCGTGATGAAGGCCTTGATGCCCTCCAGCTCCCGTGTCCGCAAGCCCTGCAGCTCGGCTATCTCAGCCACCAGGCAACCCCTCAGCTTGCGCGACAGGTCATCCTCCTTCTCATGGAACGACACCTCACAAAACATGCCGTCATCCGGCAGCATCGCCGCCACGCCAGACGACTTGCGGCTGCCCTGCACACCCACCAGCACCGGCACCATATCGGCCTTGATGCCCGGTGACAGCAGCCTGCCCGCCATCGCCGACCACAAATAGCGCGACAAGGCCAGCGCGTAGGGCGAATCCCCGCAGCCAAAATAACCCGCAAAGAACCCCGCCACCCTCGGCACACCGTCCCATGCCAGACCCTCCAACCACTCAATGGCCGAATCAAACGGGCGGTCTTCCGCCACCATCAGCACCGCGTCACGCATCAGCTCCCTGCCCACCGGCCGGAAACCCAACCGCTCCAACGCAATGCGCAGCCGCGTGTAGTCGGCATCGGTCAACGGCAACCACGCCTGGGGCGCATCCGGCAAGGCAAACACAATCTCGTCACGGAACCTGTCCAGCCGGATGTCCATCCCGCACAGGTCTGGGCGCACCAGCACCAAAGCCAAGTTGGGCAAGCCCGCAATAATGCGGCCATTGCCGTCACGGGCAAACGGCGGCAGCGCCACCCCCACCCGTTCAACCACCTCAAACTCATCTTCGGATGCCACCGCCCCCGCCGCTTTGCCCTTGGCCTTCAGGCAATGCTCACGCCACAGATAGAGCAAGGCGCGGGTCGGGTCTTGCCCGCGGTGGCCCAGCGCCACCTCCATGGCATGGCCGTTGTTGGCAAGTATCGAGAACACCTCGGCATCATCAAGCCCCGCCGCATACAAGGCCACCCCCGCCGCGAACAACGCCGCCGAGCGGTCGCCGCCGCTTTCCCCGGCCAACAAAAACTGCCGGCAAAGCCCAGGGAGCGGCAACGAGGCCACGTCCGGCAACACCAGATCGGTCAGGATGTCAGGGTAAGACAAATCCAGCACCGTCGCGCTCGGCTTCGCCTTGGCATACTGCGCCGCCAAGGCCGCCAGCACGGCGGGTTCGACGGCCTGCAAATCGTCAGGGCTATCCGCCAGCCGGTTGCCGGTCACCGTCAAAAAGCGCGCCGCGCCGCCGCCATACACCTCAATGCCGATGGCGGGGTTGGTCCAGTCACCGACACTGCCCGAAAAGAAAATCCGGTAGCCCTTGCCGCTGGGGCTCAGCTCCGTGTAACTGCCCAACTGGCCGATCACCGCCAACGCCCAGGGCGCATCCAGGCAATTGTCAAGGTCAACCGCGCCCACGCCTTCAAGGCCGGTCATCACAAACCCCAGGCCGCACGACCGCCCGGGGTCGAAGGCCGCCAGCGCCGCCGCAAACGGCTTCCAGCGTTCCGGCTTGGCGGTGGACAGCCCCCGCGCCGGGTTGCCGGGCTGCTGCGGCACCTTGACGAACTTGTTGCGCCGCGCGTCCCACACCCGCTTCCACGGCGCCCAGCGGTCATGCCCGCGCAGCGCGGCGGGGATGTTGCCGGGCAGGAAAACGGGGAGCGGCGCGTCTGGGCCAGAAACCTCCCCAGGCACCCTCATTTGCCGCTGGCGGCAGCCGTGCCGCGGATGAACGCCCAATCAATGTCAGGGCGCAGGTCTTCGCAAGTGAGCGCCCCGCCGGACTCCCTTGCGATACGAATGCACAAAGGTGTGCCGATTTTTGCATCAACGCAGACTGCCTTGCGCAGATAACCTAAGGATGTACCGCAGCGCGTGGCGAACTCATGTTGTTGGGGGACAGATAACGTGTTCAGGTATGCTCTAAGTTTTTTCATCAGGAAAGGTTGGTAGGTTTAAAAACCCTGAGTTTACCCCTAGCAACCCCCATAAACAATACCCACAGGTATTAAACTTAGTTATAACCATAAATATCAAAAGTTTAATTAACTTATTCACCTCGGAGTAATTTAAGTGTATAAAGTGCTATTAATGGTTACTTAAAGGTACACGGGGGCAACGTGGCGATAGACCGTAAAAATGAATATGAACACCGTCGGCAAAGGCTTAACGAACTGCTTGTCTCCGGTTTGTTCGCCGGAAAAGCGCCGCAAGCCTCTTTGGCAAAGGTGTGCGGGTTAGATGCGTCCTACATATCCAGGCTGCTCTACCCGGATGGAAAAACGGGTAAAAAGGTGATGGGTGAAATGACCATGCGCAATCTGGAAATTGCGCTAAACC